CCTGTACTTCTTTTAGTCTCAGGTGTTTGTCCAAAGAATACTTCTCTGAAACTTCTTCTCTCTGCCATTTACTTTTCCTTCTTTGCGAGCATTTGAGTAGTAATGGACGCAACCCTTATCGGCATTACTACTCTATGCTCTTATATCTTAACTTAAATTACAAAACTTTTATACTTTTCCGTACTTTTGATTCTATTACTGCGTATGCCAAAGAGTCAACTATGTCNTCNTGTTCTGCTTCGGGAAACCTTAGCAACTCTGTTTGTACGTCAGCAAACCACGTTGAGTTCTTAGGAAAGAATATATCTCCTGCTTCCATTCTTGCAATCAATGGATAAGCTCTTGATACCTTATCTCTATCTGCCTTAAGCGACTTTACAACCAACCCTTCTCTTTTAGCCATTTGTATAAACGCCAACTGGTAACCTGCTCGCTCAATCCCCACATACGCCAAGTCAAACTGTTCCACTTTTCTTTGTAGTAAGGGCAGTAAATCAGGTGCTTCCAATCTTCGTCTGTCAATGTCCAGTATGAGAATCTTGCCCTCAGGTGTGATTGCCACCGAAGTAATAACTGTGAAGTCAGCACTTTGTTTAGTTGATGTTGCAAGGTCAACAGTTGCATATCTACGGCAATCCTCAAGCCTGCACTCTTTGTCCTTATATTTATAAATAATTTCTCTATTTTCATTTTTTTCCTCGTCAATTCCTATTCGTTCTTCTATTTTGTAGTGGTCAAACCAATCGGCTTTAAATAAACCACCACTTGCCTCTATAAATTGAGCTTCGTACTCTTGAGCATATAAAAAACTTCCTATCTCTTGTTTTGCCATTTCTAACTCGGCAGGGTCAATAATTGGGTTTGTTATTGTCGGATATGTAAATCTAACCCAATCATCTAAAATATTTGCTTCTGAGTACAACTTCTCAAAAAAGTTATATCCTTTTGGCGTGCTTATAAAAAATGCACTACCTTTTTTCTCTGTTAAGGCAGGTCGGATAACTTCTGCCCAAGTTTGTGGCTTCATAAAGGCACACTCGTCTAAAACAACAAAGTCAAGACCTGCACCTCTGAGTTTCATAGGGTCATCAGCTGACCTTACTTGTACTGAGCCACCAGTAGCAGTAACGATTGTTCGCTCTGCTTCTTTTACTCTGATACCATATTCGATACCAATACTTCTTAAATCTGCCCACGCTTCATTTGTCATTGAGTAAGAAGGTGCAATCCACCAAGCTCTTTTGCCTTCCCAAGCGTATTTAAGACATAGCCAAACACCAAGTTTGGTCTTACCCCAACGCCTTCCTGCTGAGAGAACAGTAAACCTTTTCATATTCTTTACAACTTCCATTTGTGCTGAGTGTAAAGGTGGCAACTGAATATCTAAGCCTGATAAGACATCATTATCTAAAGATGATTGCATATTACTCCTGAGCTTTAAACCAAGTAATAAATGTTTCCAATGCTTTAGAAGATATTGGAAGTGAGCTATACATCAGTCCCATATCTGTAATCATTGGAATAAATACTACGGCAGGTATTTCAAAGTCAACCAACTCATTAAGAATTGGGTCATCAAAATCTTCGTTAATCTCTAAAGCGTCTATCCAAAGATTATTAAATTCTATAATCTCAGCAAACGATTGGTTTATATCTTCATTCTCCATTGTCTAGTCCTTTTGGCTCTACTACTTCGCCTTCTACAAATTCTTCTTCTTGAGCTTTGTCTAATAAGTTACCGTCTGCCCAACGTAGTCTTACTTCTTGACTATCTTGATTCTCAATGGCGACTGTATCTCTCTTACCAAACAAGTGTGGGTATCTTCTCTCTAAGTACCAAGCGTCTGCCTGCCAAGAGCCACTCTCTCCTGCTTCTTCTATTCTTCTAATCCTTCTCTCGATAGCTTTGGCTTCTGCAATCTGTATTCTTTTCCAAACTTTGTCATAAGGTGTTATGCCTTGNTGACCTTTTTTCTTCCATTCGTGAAGTGTTGATGTNCCTATGCCTACTGATTGGCAAGCGAGATTAACATACATTCCTGTTGCGATTGAATCACAAAGAGCTTGTACNAAGTCATCATTATATGCGAGTGTTTCTTTTGGCATTATCCACNCATAATAGCAAAATCGGTATCGAATGATACCGACCTTACAAGATTGTTTATATTTAGAAGTAGCTGAGTTCTTCTAGCTCATTTTCTAGTCCTGCAAATGTGCTTTTCTCCCAAGAACTCATACCTTTTGAATAAAAAACTGCGTCAATCTTTACTTTCATTGAGTCTAAAATCATACGAGAAGAAGTTGCAGTTGCGTGAGCTAATTCAAACATATCTTCTAAGCTAACTGTTTTGCCAAATTTTCTACCGTCAAACTTTGATACTAAGGATAAAATAACTTGAACTTCTCTACCTTCATTATCTTCCATAATAAATTGTGTTTCATATTTAGTTATATCATTATTAGTCAAAGAGCCGTCTGAATCTTTTATTACAACTGACCTTTGTGAATCTACAAAAGTCTTAAACTCTCCAACATATTTCATTGTGTAACCTGCATTCTCAATAGTCTTGATATTGTTAGCAAGTGCTTTAGATTTGCTAATAAGTATTTCTAGTGCGTTCATTGTGTCTCCGTTTTTTATGTTTTGCATACTCTTATTATACATAATCTTTGATTACAACAAACATATTTATAAGAAATATTAGATAAAAACCACAACATATAGTGTGCTTTTAAATTTTTTTAAAAAAATCTACTTTTTCTGCTCTAATTTGCACACAATACAGTACAAGAAGTAGTTATGGTCTATGAAGTGATGACCCTTCTCCTCGCATATTAAAGTAGGATTCTCCTGCATTTGTTTCTTGCGAGCTTCGTCTTTGCCAAGAGCTTCAAACTTACCAAACCATTTGTTGATTGCGTATGGCGTGATGTCTATGTTGTTCCAATGCTTCTTGTAGGCAAGGATAGAGCCTTTTAGCATATCAGTTGTGACACCAACGTCAGTTAACTCCTTACAAACTTTAAACCAACCTGATTTCTCCATTTGACTTCTTGGCTCATATCCAAGTTCATCAACAAAGACTCGGTAGAGTGACTTGCGTTGTTTAAGTACATCTTCCTCAATCTTCTTTACTTGTGGCTTTTCCACATATTCTTGTTCTATTGGTTTTAGTTCATTGGTTATAGTTCTATGTATTGTCTCCGATACTACCCTTGTATCGTCAGCAATACTACCCCTCGTATCATCTACGATACTACTAGATGTAGTACTATCATCTGCGACACTAGGTTTGCTTGTAATCAAGAAATATAGATTGGTTTGCTTTACATTATCCTTGACTCNNTTTTGTTTTGTAATAGCACCCAAGTCCAGTAGCTCATTNATGAGCTTGTGTGTATTAGCTCGACTGACACCTACTCGCTTTGACAAAGTGGTAACACTTGGAAAACAAGAGTTGTCTTTTCTATCAGCATAAGTCCACAAGATACAATATAGATTCTTTGCTCTTGGGCTAATGTCTGCGTCTAATATCCACTCAGGTATTATTGCAAAATAATTATCTGCTTCTATTTTCATTCTTCTCCGTTTCTTTGTTTAGATTATAAGCCTTTGTGAGTCCTATGCGTCTAGGACTCACTTAGACTTGTACGTATCTTAAAAGGGAGATACATTGTCCTCTAGCTCGTCTAATGACTTCGCTACTGGTACACTTGGCTCTTTAAAATCAGGGAGACATTCGATTGGAATATCATCTGACCAACTTGCAAAGGGAAATCCATTGTTTCCACCTGTGCATTGTTTGTTCCCACATTTAAAGTTAGGACTCTTGTCTGACTTCTTGTCAGCTCTGTTGTCGTACACCTTAGACGCACAAGCAGGACATTTAAGCTCTACTTGACCAACTGGGCTATGTGACGACACATTTGGTTGGCTTGGTTGCGTGGCAGGTGTACTAACAACAGAATTAGTAGATTGAGCAAACGGATTCAAAACCCAATCTTCTATGTCTTGTGCAAACTTAAATATCTCAGCGTCAGAACTAAGCGTAGGGTAACCACTACTTGCCAATTCTATCGCTGACTTGATTGCTACTTGTCGTACAATTAATTTATCTTTATTATCCATTTACTAACTCCTTATAAGAATTTACTCTATCTTCTACCCAAGCGTTTTCTTCTCTCCACTTAAGTAATGTTTCTTTAGTCCATACAGGCGTTGCTTTTAACTGATAGTCAGGCTCAGGTAACTTACCTTGAAACTTCCATTGAGCTACTTCTTGACGAGTAACTCCTAGCCATTGTCCAATCTCAGCACTACCCATTATCTCTTGCGTCATACTCTCTCCTTTAGATATTCTGCTACGTTTATTTCTTTTTGGTTTTGTAGTTCCTCATACAACTCATCAAGAGCTTCACTAAGACTAGCTTCGTTCTTGTGTAAGTGTGGAAAATACTTTAATGATACTTCTTCTACAATCATAAGAATAATTCCTATGCCTGCAAGAATACCAAGCGTCCACATTAGTAACCAATAAAAGTCTAATTCATTCATCATTCTTCCTCTCCGTTCTTTATTTTGTCATACGTTCCTTGTGTTAGTACAAACTTAAACTGTTGGAACTTATCTTTGTTTAAGTTAGTGACGGCTTTAAGCACGTCAATAGGTCTCTGATAGCTCAATACAGGCTCAAGGTTTATCCAACCACTTGCTTTGTATTGCTTACCATAACTTTGTTCAACGACAATATCTACTCGTCCTTGTACAAATCCTCTAAGTGTTATTTCATCTGTCATATCAACTTCCAATACAATCAAAACAGATAATTTGATTTTTATCTGTCAATCCATAATCTGAATAAGTTACATCTGTTTTACATTTGTAACAAGTATCTATTAATCCCATTCTTATCAACTCCGTTTCTATATTTATATTAATCTCTGATTTGTTTTATGCAATCTTTTATTAAGAAATTAACTGAGTCTTTACGATTACAAGCACACTTCTCATCTTCGGCTACCTAGATACCCTACTTAGTTAAAAGTCATCTAATTAACGAACTCTTGATAATAAATTATCTACCATTTAAACAAATCTAGTTTGTTGTTCTTTTACATAAATTAGCTGAGATTTCCACATACATTTTTCCCTGAGAATCGAACTCAGAATCTAAGCACTTGTAATCATAAAGACTCAATTACTAAGTCCTTACGGATATGAGCGTTTATGTTTGCTCACTTAAATTACTTATCTAACATTGTTCGGCTTACCTATATAGGCGTGATTACTAAATGGTGTATAAGTTTTAAGTAGTTCATATTGCTTATAATCAATATATGCTTTAACAATGTAAATTTCTCGCTAAATTATCTTAAATACTCTTTACATCTGACGTTCGCAGTATCAGGTACAACCGATACTTCGCACAAGGCTTCCAACGAACTTGCCAAACAACTACTCATATCCATAAGAACTCAGTTACAAAGGCTTAGTGATATAGTCCTCGCTCTTGTATATCGTTGAAGAACTTGAATCTCAGCCCGACCTTTTCGTGTCGCCCTCTATACACCAACTTGACTATATCTCTAAACCTTTGGTTTGAGTTAGGTTTGCCTTGCCCCTCGTTTTATAGTGTGGCTCTCACTTTGGAGTCTTGCTATTTTGAGAGACTGACTCTTAATCTCTATATACATAACAATACAATCTTAGATTACATTTGCAATTTTAATTTTAAACTTTTTTAAAAAACACTACACATAATCTGAGATTATGGTATAGAAGAACTACAAGATTTTTAGGTTGTCCCAACCGTCTTTAGTTACAGTCATAGTTACTACACCCATTGATGTCGAGTAACCTGTTCTTGTTTGGAAATCATCAGAGGGACTCATAGCAGGTACTCCCATAATTGTTCTACCACCTTGCTGAACGGCAGTAAAGTGATGATAGTGACCGTGTACAATCATTCGAGCAACTCCAACTGGGTTGTCTCCTGCTTCGTTTAATCCAAACATCTGACCCTTCCACCAGTTCTCTATCTTCTTTGCAG